ACATACAGATACAAAGAATAAAAGAAAGAATAAAAGGGCCAATGAATCTGTCTCTTAAATGGTATGATGCATTTGATAAGTTACCAGAGAGTCAAATAACTTATATGCAATTGTTATTATTAAATGGAGAGGACCCAACGAAAGAAGCAAGAATAAAAGTATCAACAATACATGGAGCTAAAGGTGGTGAAGCAACAAACGTGATATTATTTTTAAATCATACATCAAACACACTGAAGGGTGCTAAAAAATCTGCAGCTAAAAAAGATGAGGAATATAGAGTTTGGTATGTGGGTATAACAAGAAGTATGAAAAATTTATATTTAATTAAATCACAAAACAAATCAAAGGAGTTTAAAATATGAGAGATGATTTGATGGTTCAACAACAAGTGAGTAGTGTCTGGCAACACATGGTGGGTGTTATCTGTCTAAATCAAACAGGACGTAAGAAAGTAAAAAAAGTATTACCTAATTTCTTTGAAAAATTTCCTACAGCAATGCATCTATTGCAATCAAACAAAGAAACAATTGCAGATATGTTAGAGGAGTTAGGTATGAAACATGTTAGGGCGCATAGAATATGGAGAATGTCAAAAGAATATCTTAGTTGGGATGGTGAAGATGCAACAAAATTATTCGGTATTGGAAAATATGGTGATGATAGTTATCAAATATTTTATAAAAACAAGATACCTAATAATGTTCAAGACAAAGAATTAAAACGATACATAAAGGAGGAACTAGATGTCTAAAGTTTGGAATAAACAACATGGGGGATCACACTATCAAAAATATAAAATTCAACCAAGTAAGTTTGTAGTTGAGAATAAATTGCTATATCCAGAGGGATGTGCTATAAAATATATAATTCGTCACCAGGATAAAAATGGAAAAGAAGATTTATTGAAAGCGATACATTTTATAGAAATGATAATTGAAAGAGATTACAAATGATTTTTAATGCACAAACAGAATGGGTTAAACCTACAGAATTTCCTGATCTAAGATTTTGTGAAGAGATCGCAATAGACTTAGAAACATATGACCCAGAATTAAAAACTATGGGGTCAGGTTCTGTGATTGGTAAAGGTAAAGTTGTAGGTATTGCAGTTGCAACAGATGGCTACTCTGGTTACTTTCCGTTTGATCATGAGGGTGGTGGTAACTTACAAAAAAGTAAAGTAATTCAATGGTTTACAGATATTTGTAAAACAACTTCAACAAAAATTTTTCACAACGCAATGTATGATGTTTGTTGGATTAGATCTATGGGTATTAAAATTAACGGAACCATAGTTGATACTATGATCGCTGCATCTTTAGTAAATGAAAATAGATTTAGATATGATCTTGGATCTTTAGGTTGGGATTATTTAGGTCATGGTAAAAATGAAACAGAACTAACTAATGCTGCAAAAGAATGGGGTGTTGATCCTAAAGCTGATATGTGGAGATTGCCTGCTATGTATGTTGGTAACTACGCTGAACGTGATGCAGAACTAACTTTAGGTTTATGGAAAGTTATGCAAAAAGAAATGTTAGATCAAGACTTAGAAGCAATATTTAATCTTGAGACAGATTTGTTTCCTTGTCTGGTTGACATGAGATTTCTTGGGGTGAGAGTTGACGTTCCAAAAGCTCATAAATTAAAGAACCAATTAGCGTCAGAAGAAAAAGAACTCCTGAAACAAGTAGAAAAAGAAACAGGAATAGATACTCAAATATGGGCAGCAAGATCAATTGCAAAAGTTTTTGATAAGTTGAACTTACCATACGAGCGAACGTTAAAAACACAGGCTCCTTCATTTACAAAAAACTTTCTCTCTACTCATAAACATCCTTTAGTGCAGTGTATATCAAAAGCTAGAGAGATAAACAAGGCACACACAACATTTATAGATACCATTATAAAACATGAACACAATGGTAGAATACATGCTGATATTAACCAAATTAGATCGGATACTGGAGGAACTGTAACCGGTAGGTTTAGTTATTCTAATCCAAATCTTCAACAAATTCCTGCTCGTAACAAAGACTTAGGTCCTTTGATCAGATCCCTCTTTATACCTGAGTCTGAGTGCGAGTGGGGATGCTTTGACTACAGTCAACAAGAGCCAAGACTTGTAGTTCACTACGCATCTCTTGATCAAGATACAAGTGTCTTTGGTGTAAAAGATTCTTACGAAGATGGTAACGCAGATTTCCATACCATCGTTGCAAAGATGGCAGACATACCAAGATCACAAGCTAAAACAATTAATCTTGGACTTTTTTATGGTATGGGTAAGGCTAAACTTCAGGCAGAGCTGGGTGTATCAAAAGACAAAGCTGAAGAGCTATTTAAAATTTATCATGATAGAGTTCCATTTGTAAAAACTTTAATGAACTCTGTATCAAACAGAGCACAACAACGTGGACAGATAAGAACTTTACTTGGTAGACTTTGTCGTTTTCATTTATGGGAACCAAATCATTTTGGTGTGCACAAAGCACTACCCTTTGATCAGGCAAGACAGGAATATGGAGCAAGTATCAAGCGTGCTTACACATATAAAGCTTTAAATAAGTTAATTCAAGGATCTGCCGCAGACATGACTAAAAAAGCCATGTTAGAGTTACATAAAGAAGGCATCACACCACATATACAAATACATGATGAACTTGATATATCAGTTATTAATCCTCTTGAAGCTGCTAAAATAAAGGATATTATGGAGAACGCAGTTGATTTAGAAATACCTAATAAGGTAGATTATGAATCTGGTAAAAACTGGGGAGAAATAAAATGAGGTTTAATTATGGCTTATTTAAATGCAAACATACCAGTAGAATACGCTCAAATAAGAAGAGAGTATCTTTATGATCTTAAAAAACATCACGGAGAAGTTGAAGACTGCATTATCTTTGGTATTAGCTGTCTTACAGGTCGTTCTATTTTATTCCATGCAATTATGGAGAATGGGGCTGTCTTTTATCGTCTCCCGATATCTGCCTTCATACAGAAAGGTTTTAGACCAGAAGATGTTCCTAAACGTAGACTTGATGAACTTCAGCTTTGGAATTCTTTTAGCTATTATCCTGCTGTTACTTGTTGGGATATTTTAACAGGAGTATCAGGAAAATATATAGGCAAAGATAAAAAGTGGCATACAGGTAATTACTTATTTACCGTTGACTTTGCTCATCCAGACAGTAATATACTAGACACCGAACATTCGGAAGTACCGCACGAACATAAGTGCGCTCACATAATTGCTTTAGATGATGGTAATTATGCGGCTCAGCCAAACAACAGATGTATATGGGATCTACCTTCTTTTACCGTAAAAGATGCTACTCCTGATTGGAAAGTACAAACATCGGAGTGGAATGTAGAAGACACAGGTAAATGGAAGACGGAAGATACCGATAACTTCTTTTATGAAATTGAGGAGAAAAAAAATGATTGATAAAGTAAAACAACACGGAAATAAACTTGTTGACGAAGTTAGAAGTTTATGGGGTTACCATATTTTTAAAATTGCAATAGTTTTAATAGCAGTATTATTGGTAGTATAATGGAGAGTTGTAGGGTGAACTATTACTTTACAGGAGCATTAATTGTATTATTATGTTTACTAGCATTTTGTGTTAATCCAGCTTACCCTAACACAACTCAAAATAACACATCAGGATCTAACACATCAATCACTGGTGGGTACACAAGTTCAGCCACGAATACTTATCAAAGTGGTAGCTCAAACAATACCACAACAACAAATAATTCTACATCAAATATAAGATCAGCACCACCTACAGCATCAGCACCCACAGTGACAAACAGTGGATCTGATGTTTGTTTATCTGGTGCATCAGCAGGTGTTCAAACTTTTGGACTTGGTGTATCTGGTGGTAAATCTTTTAGAGATAAAAATTGTGAAAGAATAAAATTATCAAGAGAATTAAATACTTTAGGTATGAAAGTTGCAGCTGTAGCAATACTTTGTCAGGATGAGAGAGTATTTGAAGCTATGGAACAAGCAGGCACACCGTGTCCTTTTGAAGGTAAAATAGGTAAACAAGCTAAAGCAGCATGGAAAAAATACAATAAATTAAGACCTGATCATGATACATACGTAAAGAATTTGAAAATAAAAGAAAAAGCTGATAGACAAGAAATAAAAGAAATGACAAAAGAAATGGAAGAAATAGATAAAGTTATACTACCAAAGAAAAAACCAGTGAACTGGAGCACACCTAAATAATGGCTAAACCAAGTAAATTTTTTAGATGGGTTGTTAAATTAAGAATGTGGTGGGCAGACATGAGAGGTCATCACGGTAAGAAATGGAATTATGAACCAGGTGATTGGTATATGGGTAGAAAAAAACAAAAGAAAGTTTCTCCAGAAGATTTATTTAACGGAGCGTAATGTCAAAAAAACCACTAACAATATCTGAATCCGCTGCCGTGCAGATGCCGATGAAGACGGTTGCTAGTTTGATAATCATCGTGGCACTCGGCACGATGGGTTATTTTCAGATTGTTGAAAGATTAAACATAGCAGACACTAGACTTCAGTTGATGGAAAAGGACCTGGAAGAGAATACAGAGTTTAGAATAAAATGGCCACGGGGCCAACTTGGAGCGTTACCCGCGGACTCTGAGCAATTTATGATGATCGAAGATCTTTATAAGACTACTGACAAGTTAAACTCACACATAGAGTCCATGGCACTAAACAAAGTTAATATAGAATTTTTACGTAAACAAATGGATAAAGTATTGGTAGACATTGAAAAATTAAAAGATGCAAATAGAGAAATGAAATATACAAATGGGAGCTCACAATGATAGAGTCTGTGGTGGCCCTACTTATGTTCATAAACGGAGAGATCAAGGAACACTTAATTCAAGACAATATGGCTGCGTGCCTTCGAGGCAAGCGTGAAGCAGAGAGAACTTTTTCTGAATCTGTATCCTACAAATGCTACAAAGGTAAGGCAGAGACAGAGATCTATCAAGGTAGAAAAAATATTAAAGCACTTATACTAGAATGATTTGGTTAATAATAATGATAATAGGAGCTGGTTATGCGGTTTATCGTATTAATAAATTTGCTGATGATGTTAATCCATACAACTGGTTTAACAGAAACCGCAACGACAGATAATCTATTACCAAACGCTGGAACAGGACAAACCAGTGTTCAACACTCTAATAGCACCATAGATGGTATTAACAGTTCTAATGGTTTTACGCTTAATAATATTACCGACTATTCGTCAAACTACAATGAATTAGAAGCTCAAGGGACAGGCACAGTATCTGCATCTGGAACTTTGTTAAATATATCTGCAGGAGACCACACTACTACAACAGATAGTTTAGACGGTGGTGTTACACTTACATCAAAGACGGAGGTACAAAACTGTGAATGGGTTGGTTCATCAAGTCAATGTGGTCAAGCAACAAGCGGCAGAGATAGTTACTCTACAACAGTTACAATCTTAGATGAGAATGATACTGAACTTGCAACAGTTACACAGAATAGAAATAATGACTCCGGGTACAACAATAATACTTTTACATACACAGACACAGTAACACATACAGGTGAGGGTGCAAGAAAGTGGGAGTGGCAGTGGCAAGGTATAGATGGCAATAGTCCAAACTCTACATCACCTGTTGGACCAAACTTATTAGGTGCAGAATTAAAAGCAACACTATTAGATATATTATACTCACCATTACCTGTGGCCATTAAGGAAGAGATAGAAGATATATTTGAAGAGCTCATCACAGAATTTGAAGAAATAGAAAATGTTGTAGAACTAGAAGAAGAGTTTCAGTTTGAGGAACTAACTATTGAAGAAGAACCTATTGAAATGGAAGAACCTGTCATGGTGGTCATGATGGAAATTATAGAAGAGGAAGAAGCGATAGAAGAAGAAATTTTATTTGAAGAAATAGTTATGGAAGAAGAAAAAGAGGAAGAGGAGCCTGTCATGGAAATAATTGAAATGTTTACAGAAGAGGAATCAGAGGAAGAGGAACCTATTGAAATGATTACTGAAGCTGTTACAGAAGAAGAAAATGAACAACCAGAAGAAGTTAATGAAGAATCCAATAGCGAAACTACTGAGACTGCCAATGCTCAGGAAGAGAGTAATGAAAAACAAAAAGAGGTACAATCGGAAAAAACAAAGACAGTTCAACTCAATGATGTCTTAAATAAAATAGATGAAAAAATTAAAGATATAGACAAAAATTTACAATTAAAAAACTTAGTAAAGTTAAAAATAATGTCTTCAGGTAATCTTCTGGAAGCATACAATATACCTTTTTATGAGCCAAAAATTATATACGAAGATCAAGTAAATATCGAGGACAATCGTGTAATATACACACAAGATTTGGTTGAATATAAACAAAGTGATCCTATTTTTATACAAAAACAACAACTAAATAATGTTTTACAGAGAAGACAGAATTTGATAAACGAGTTACAGGTTTTACAAAATGGGTAAAATAAAAGAACAATTAGCAGGTGTAGCAGCGTTGATAGGTGTATTAGCAGCTATTGGTGGTGGTTTTGTTAAGTATGGTGAAATCACTACAAAGTTAGATGCATTAGAATCTGCAAATGTAAAAGATTTTTCTGCAGAGATAGCTGTACTACAGGAACAAGTTGATGCATTAGGCACTGAACACAGTCACACAAAAACATTAGTAAACGAAAAACAAATTGAAATCTTAAAAACACAAATTGAAGAATTAAAATTATCTAGTAGCAATCCATTAGCACAATAATGAATCTTTCACGTAATTTCACTCTTTCAGAGTTAACCAAATCGGATACTGCAATCCGTAAAGGTATTAATAATAATCCTAACGCAGAACAAATAGAAAAATTAAAATTGTTGTGTGAAAATATTCTTCAGCCGGTACGTGACCATTTTGGCAGGGTTAAGGTGACAAGCGGCTTCCGTAGTGTAGATTTATGTCTTGCTATTGGTAGCTCTGCAAATTCACAGCATGCCAAAGCTGAAGCCGCAGACTTCGAATGTCCAGGTATCGATAATGTTGAACTTTTTGATTGGATTAAATCTAATCTTCAACCAGATCAGCTTATTCTCGAGTTCTATACTCCAGGTGAACCTAACAGCGGATGGATTCACGCAAGTTGGATTAAAGGCACACCAAGAGCTTCTTATTTACACGCATACAAATCGGAAGGTAAAACAAAATATAAACCCATATTAGGGAAAGCAAGAGATCTTTTTAAATGAGAATACAAGCAGAGATTGTACATGGTAAATGTCCTACTTGTGAGGAATATACGATGTTAGTTGGCCTTACAAAAGAATTTTATAGATGTATGACTTGTGGTACAGATTTAGAACAACACGTAAATGGTGTTATAAGTTACATACCACGTTTGCATAAACACACATTAAAATCAGAAGTAGATAAGTATTTCGATGGCCAAGAAAGCTAAAGGTTTATACACAAAAGTAGCCCATGAACCTATATTTCACAAAACAAGCATAGGTAGAAATCCTAGTCTTGCAAAAATGAACAAAAGTAAACGACGTATGTTCAAAAAATATCGTGGCCAGGGAAAATAATACTTGACATAAATCCCACAAAATACTATATATACAGAAAGAAAGGAGTAATATGATAGATAAACTTTTTAGAAGAACGTCACAACAAATCTTTGACTTAGAAAAAGAGTTAGAAAAATTGTTGGAAACAGACACTAAAGATACCACTGAAAAAATGAAGTGGCCTTTGTATCAACGAATAGAAAAAGTAATTGATTTAATTGCTGTACGTAGAAATAGAAGACAGTTTATTGTTAATAATTTAATAACAGACATCTCAGATATGGAGGAATATGAACACAAGAAAACTAACAATAAGTAGTAAAAACATTAGCCAAAAGCAGTGGACCAACTTACTTATTGAGTTAAACCTTGTTAAAGAAGCCTGGAAACCTTACGCAAAGTTAGAGCTACAGGCACCGGGGATCAAGAAAATATTATCTTTTGGAAGGAGAACACATGACACAAAAGAAGATTGAATGGATTTAATAATATGGAGCGGAGAA